GATGAGTGGCAATATTGGGCTACCTATTGGCTCAAGGTCTACGCATTCTATCTTGAGAATGATGTATGGCCTCCTAACTTCACGTCGTGTGATAAATACTCAGGTTGCATCTTTCAGCGTATCTGCACTCGTGTTCCTGAAGCAAGAGAATTTGAGATGCAGACAAAGTATAGAGTGGTTGAGCCTTGGTCACCTCACACACGTGACACCTCTAAGCTGTTAGGTTAATCATGCCAAGTATTAAACACATTCACAAATACTTCCGTCGAAAGATGGGAAAAGGATATATCGTCTACGCCTGTGCGCTTCCTGACTGCACACATTATATCCGTGAGGATATGGTTGTAGGCAAAAAGACTGTGTGCTGGGTGTGCGGCAAATATACAATCGTGTATCGAGATTCAAATGGTATTCTCGCTCGGCCGCACTGTAAGACCTGCACAAAGAAAAAGAAAGAAGATAAAGAGTCAAGCATCTTCGATCTTCCACCACTTGACATTCCTAACATTTTACCAGGATAGATCATGACTGACCAAGAGATCATTGAGTCGATGCTAACATACGGTGGGAGTTTTGTCAGAGCACTTGCCGAGTGTTGGCGTAAAGCTGACAGCAACAATCAGAAAAGGCTGAAGAAAACTTTTGCAGACGTGTGGCAGAATTACGAGGACCTGGCGCGCGTAAGAGATGGGATAGGACCTAATGCCTCAAGATCTCGATAGCATAACGATGGGTGATAAGCTCACATGTCTGTTCAAGGGTGATCCAGGAACAGGCAAGACGATTGCGGCTGCGAGCTTCTCAGGAGGTGAAGATGACATATACATCTTTGACCTAGACCAGAGGATGCGCCCCCTGTTGTTGCACTACGGACATCCGGAACTGAAGAAATACAAAGATCACATCAAGTTCGACACCTACTCTGGAGCGACAGCGTGGGCGGATCTCTGCACAAAGCTGGACAGTCTTATCTCTTACAATCCCTACGCAGCATTGTGTATGGATTCACTTACAGCCTTGTCGCGTATGCTCATCTCGTTGATGCTTACCGCAAGAGGAGAAGCAGGGAAGCAAAAGCTCAAGAAAGGCGGCGTCGCGCTGACGCAAATCGAAGATTACTCAGGCGAAGCAAACGGCATCAATCAAATCATCGACGCCCTCCGAGTTATTAGTGACAATGGTAAGAAGTGTCACTACATTATGACGGCACACGTTATTCAAACCTCCGAGAAAACTCGTGAAGGTAAAGTTTCGCTATCGCGATTCTTAGTCAACAGTGGTGCAAAGAAAACTGTCGCAGAACTGCCTGCATACTTCGATGAGGCTTGGCACTTCGATGTCGGCCTAGGCCAGACAGGTAAAGCTCAGTACAGAGTGCTAACGCATAACATCGGAACAGACTGGGCGAAGACTGCTCTACCACTCCCTGATGAAATTGACTTTACTGCCTACCCTAAGGATGAGGACTTCAATAAGAAGCATGGGTTGTTGTATCCCATGATCCAGCAACATGTCAAGTCTCATACCGAGGGCGACTCATGGGCGTAAGAGTTCTACCTAACGATAAAGATAGCTTGGCCGCGCTCTACTGTAGCACTACTGAGATAGCGTTCGGTCCTATCTTTCACGACAGCGAGCATTACAGTGCAGAGATGCGCGCCGAGAGTTTTCTTAGATATCTCGGAACTCAAGATGCTCGAAAGTTTTCTGAAGCTGCTCTACTCGATAGACATCGTAACTGGTTGGCGCAAGAGAAAGAGCAGTGGAAGAAAGAAGAGGAGGAAGATCCTGATATGGCCTAGCATTAACCATCGTCCTGACCTGACTACCTGACAACCTGACCTGAAAGAGAGACAACAAATGAAGATGCGCTTTACTGCCGAAGATCTGAGCCGTGGTACCATCGCTGACCCCAACTGGTATCCAGCAGTCGTCAAGTCGCTGGAGATCAAGCCCTCCAAAGGAGATCAGTCCACCAACTGGAATTACAAGTTGGAGATCCTTGCTGGCAAGAACAAGGATGGGAAAGATCTCGCGGGCACAAAGGTGTTCCGTCTGTTCAACGAGAAGGCGATGGGCTTCGCAATCCCCTTCTTCACGGCCATCGGCATCAACATCCAGGACGGCACCGAGGTCGATCCGAACGTCGCGATCGGCAAGAAGCTGCTGATCTACATCAAGAACCGCGAGTACGAGGGCAAGCTTCAGAACGAGGTCGCTGACTTTCGCCCCATCGGATAGCTTCGATCCGCTACGCAGGACATATAAGACCGCCTGCGTAGCGGAATTCATTCTCTTTTTACGACGGGAGTTCAACATGACAGATGAGAAGAAATCGACAGACGAAGAACTGAAAGAGATCGAGAAGGTCGTCGAAGAGGAAGAAGCTCTCGAAGACGACGAGCAAGACGAGGACGACGACTTCGATGCTGACGACGATGACGAAGAAGAAGATGAGTCTGATGAAGAATCAGACGTCGTAGAGTAGTTTATGGGGGGCTTCGGCCCCCTATATTTTGGAGGTTGGATGAAACTAGCTATAGATAGTATCATCGTTAAAGAAGGACCTGTTAATGAGGAAGAGGTTCAGAATCTTGCTGAGTCTTTTAAGGAACAAGGTCAATTACACCCACTAGCTGTCCATAGCGTAGCAGGCAGTTACGTCCTTATAACAGGACGCAAGCGTCTATCAGCCGCATTGATCTGTGGTTGGAAAGAAGTTGAGTGTGCTGTCCATGAAGGACTAAGTGATCAACAGATCGAGGAGATTGCGCTCCACGAGAATTTGAAACGATACAACTTGCCTTGGTATGAGCAGGTGACGATGGTCGAGAGACTTCACCTTCTCAAACAACAGATTCATGGCAAGCCCCCTGAGCAGGGCGGAGGACATGACAAGGTAGGTTGGTCAGTCAGAGATACGGCAGCCGCGTTGAGCCAGGCTCTGGGTAAGACCTCTCAAGACCTGCAACTCGCGCGCCACGTAAGGCTCGACCCATCCTTGTCTAAGGTCAAGGACAAGCGCACCGCACTTCGTCTAGTTCGTATTGCTGTAAAGCGAATAGATGATGAAGAGCAAGCTGGTGCGGCTGATTATGGCATAAAGATGAACCAGCTTTTTTGCGGCGACTCTGCCGTCGTATTAAAGCACATCCCAGATAATACCTTCCATGCCTGTATCACAGATCCACCTTGGCTCAGATTCTTTGATTCAACTCTGCGACTCGACGAAAGGACATTGCCCGTTTTTCGGGAGTTGTATCGGGTCATGCGTTACGATAGCTTCATCTACATATTCGCCGGATTTGACGACTATCATTACTACTCTGGGAGGACAGAGCCAGATAGTATATTGCCGTCAGAAACCAAACGAATTCCTGGAGAACTTGAAAAAATCGGGTTCCGTGTGGCCAAGACTCCTCTCTTTTGGAGAAAGCTCAAATCTTTGTCCCGTCGGGGCGTTACTGCGTGGGAGCACGGACGTGATTTCGAGATCATTGTTTTGGCTGTTAAGGGCAATCCAGTCCTAGCAGGTGGAACTCAGGATACCTCTTTCTTTGACTTCGACGCCGTCCCGCCAGTCAAGCTCATCCATGCTAACGAGAAACCTATCGACCTAATGAAGAAGCTGCTCGAAGAATGCACTCATGAGGGTAATGCAGTCATCGACCCATTCGCAGGTTCATTCGTTGTGCCTGATGCTTGCAAGCAGATGAAGAGGTATTGGATTGGTATAGATAGGGATCAGGAGTCATATTCTAGAGGATGTAAGAGACTAGGAATTGAGGAACAGTAGTGTGGTGGTTAGCAGATGGTAGGATCTGGAGAAGATTCATGAGTGAGCCTGATGTAAATTGGTATGTAGATCGCATAAAGGTAATGCTTGGTGAAATTGACAAGCTAGTCTTTGAATCCAGCGCAACCAACTCAATAAAGGAAATCATTTCTAGTAACACTGACGAAATCGAAATCACCCTCTATAAAATCATTCGGAAACTTGGAGGAGCACCACTGAAATGAGACTCTTAAGTGACAGAATACAAGAGTTCATTGATTGGTTAGAGGAGATGACAGATTTTGGTGAGTGGGATGCTAATATCAAGACCGAAGTTCACAAAAAACTAATCACATTCATGATCAGTGATGAGGTCAAACCAAAACAGCACGAGTGGGAGTTTTACGCAAACGGATCATTCTGTAAACGCTGTGGCGCATCGATTGGAAGTGGAGTAAAGTGTCGATGAGAGCTGACGTATTTGTTTATATCTCTGGTCCCATCACTGCAAAGCATGGGTATCTAGTCGAGGAGAATGTCGCAGTAGGACTGAAGATGTTTCTTGATTTGACTGCACTCGGAATACCTGCTTATTGTCCTCAGATGATAGCAGGTTTTCCTTCTGCATTCAATATAGCTTGGGAACAATGGATGGACTTGGATTATATTATGATTTCTAAATCCACACACGTGCTCATGTTGCCTAGATGGAGAGATAGTAGGGGTGCAATGGAGGAGAGAATTTTTGCCGACACTCAGAACATCCGCGTATGCGAGTCTCTCCCAGAGTTATTGGATGCAATCAATGAGGCATAGAACAATGTATGGATCGAAGACCTTCTATGATCTTCTCAAAGAAGCCGGACAACTGCACTCTTTGAAGTCACATGACTATGCGTCTGACAAAGATCCTTATGCAAACTATAAGTTTGCTGGTCAGATGTCCAAGTTGTTCGATGATCCTGATGATTCTGGTTTTGTTGGTCGTATTGCAGAGAAGCTGTACAGGCTGGCCAATCTAGAGAACAACAGGAAAGAACCAAAGAACGAAAGTGTTGAGGATACTGAGCGCGACCTCTGTGTGCTCATGATCCTCTGGATGAGCATGAGGAAAGACAGAAGGAAAACTGAAGTAGCTGAGCAGGGAATTAACGAGAATGTCCCAATCTCCTAGATACGTTCCAGGTATAGGCCCATTCGGAGCTAAGCTAGCTATCGTTGGTGAAGCTCCAGGTGCGGCCGAAGATATATCAGGACGTCCCTTCGAAGGACCTGCTGGAGATCTTCTCAATGCTTTTCTACGTGAGGCAGGGATCAATAGAGCAGATTGCTACATCACCAATGTCGTGAAGTTCAGGCCACCTGAGAACGACATGAAGCGTCTGAATGAGATTGGTGTATCATTAGCTCAGTCTACACAAGAACTATTTGATGAGCTTCATGCACTAAATCCCAACTGCGTCCTTGCCCTCGGTAATACAGCACTCCAGGCACTAACCAACAAGACAGGTATCAAGGTATATCGAGGCTCGGTATTAAGAAGCAGTGACTTCAATCTCAAGGTAGTCTCGACCTATCACCCTGCACACTTGCTGAGGCAAGCAGGTGGTGAGGTTGCAGACTATGCAGCACGAGCCTATGTAAGTCTAGACTTTGCTAAGGCTGCTCGCGAAGCTCTGACACCTGAGTATCATGTTCCTGATAGGTTGCTCACGGTGTGCCGCAACAGTCTCGATCTGTTTAGGTTCAAGCGTCAGTACTCAGGGAAGCAGAAGGTTGCGGTAGACATCGAATCATACAAGTGCATTCCAGTCTGTGTCTCGTTTGCTTTCAGTCGCTATCATGCTATCAGTGTACCTCTAGTCAACATGACTGGCTCGCAAAGCGAGACATGGATTCCTTATCATGAACTTGTTCAGATGTGGAAATTCGTATCAGATATTCTTGATGACCCGCGCTACGAGCTTATCGGACAGAACTTTAAGTTCGACGATGCGAAGCTACGTTCGCCATGTAGTTTTAGACCAGCGAACTTGTATGCTGATACAATGCTCATGGCGCATACCCTTTACCCGGAGTTTCCTCTGGGTCTTGCTTTTCTGGCTAGCATTTGGACGGATGAACCCTACTACAAAACAGAAGGGAAAGAATTCAACCCAAAGAGGGATACTTATGATAGGCTCTACCTCTATAACGCTAAGGATGCGGCGATTACTTTTGAGGTATTCGAAGAGCAAGACAAAGAGCTAGCTGAGATGGGTCTTTCTGATTTCTACTACAACTATGTCAACAGATTGCACAATGCATATCGTGACATGGAACAGGTAGGATTGCTACTTGATGTTAATCGAAACAAAGAACTGAAAAAGAAATATAGAGCAGAGTTAGCTGAGGGTCAGGCAAGGCTCAATGAGTCAGTTGGGAGGCCAATTAATGTCGCATCGCCTAAGCAAGTTAACGAATTACTATATCGTGACATGGGTTTACCCCTCCGCAAGGATACCTCGGAGGATACTCTCGTTGCACTCCAGAATAACGTCTGCAAAGTCGAGAGTGATAAAGCAATCCTCGCTGACATCCTGCTCATACGTCGTATCAGAAAGACGCTTGGAACATATCTTGAAGCAAGAGCTGACTACGACGGACGAATGCGGACTAGTTATAGAATTGTTGGGACAGAGACGGGCCGCACCTCGACTACCCTCCTCAAAGCACCTGTAAGGCCGCACAAGATTGGCTTGGCATTTCAAACAATGACCAAGCATGGTGAAACTGGATCAGATTTGCGTAGTCAATTCGTTGCAGACGATGGCTACGTGTTTGTAGAGATTGACTCGTCTCAAGCTGAGGCTAGAGTCGTAGCTCTACTTGCTAACGATTTAGAATTGCTGTCGCTCTTTGATACTACTGATGTTCACAAGCTAACTAGTAGTTGGATATTCAACTGCGCTCCGGAGAAGGTTACGTATGAGCTTAGATTCGTTGGGAAGACAACGAGGCACGCAGGAAACTACGGCATGGGAAAAGCAAGGCTCATGCAAATCATTAATACTGATGCAAAGAAATTCCGCATCAACATCCAGGTCAGTGAGTGGAAAGCTGGACAGATTCTGGACGCATTCCATAACTTTTCGCCAAAGATACGTCAAGTTTTCCACACTGAAGTTGTACAAGCCTTACGCGACAATGATAGGATTCTCATTAACCCTTTCGGCAGACGTAGGCAATTCTTCGGTCGCTTCGATCACGAGTTGGAGAAAGAGTCATTTGCTCAAATTCCTCAGTCGACAATTACTGATAACACGAAGCGCGCGCTCCTCGATATCAGGGACAGAACTGCTGATGACGTTCGAATCTGGGGGTCGTTTGCTAGCACTACAGGAATATGTGTTGAGGCACACGATGCGCTTGTCGCACTAGTTCGTGAGACAGAGATAGATCAATACTTGAGCTACGCTGTTCCAGCATTCGAGTTACCTATAGATTTCTCGCAATGCACCTTGCCTCGTGGTACAATCAGTATTCCGTGTGAGGTAAAAGTTGGAAAGAATTACAAAGATTTAAAGGACTACGTTCATACCTCACACCAGAGTCTTTGACCTTGGGGACGGTATGGGAAGGGGTAAAGGTGAGTTGGCTCGACGATATAATGCAAACCTCAGCAGAGGTCGAGAGCCCTAAGCAATGGATTTGGTGGTCAGCGATAAGTGCTATTGCAGCAGTGAGTGGTAGTAATGTCTTTCTAGACAAACACTATTACAAGCTATCACCCAATCTATTTGTCATGCTTCTCGGTAAGAGTGGTCTAGGTAAAGGATGGCCCATATGGTTAGCTAAAGAACTCGTGACTGTAGTAGATACTACCCGAGTTATCTCAGGTCGTAACTCCATACAGGCTGTAGTGAAAGAGCTAGGGACAATCACAACACGTAACGGCAAGCCAGCAATACCTGACTCAAGAGGCTTTCTAGTTTCAGGTGAGTTTGTCAACTTCGTGATTCAAGACCCGCACTCGTTGAGTATCCTTACTGAGCTATACGACACCCATTACAGTAAGGAATGGAAGAACACTCTGAAAGGTGCGGGCGTTGATACACTGAAGAATGTGTGTCTGACCATGTTGGGTGCATCCTCTCCGCCTCACTTCCGGGAGGTTGTACATTCCAAGGATATCGAGGGGGGTTTCCTTGGTAGAACTCTGATGGTGTATGAAGAAACTAGGGGTCATATCAATCCCCTAATAGACAAGCCTAAGACTCTATTCGATCCTTTACGTACTGCTGAGTACTTGGTAGAGGTATCGAAGATTCAAGGAGAGTTTAAGTATTCGGAGGGTGCGAAGAAAGTATACTCCGATTGGTATTTCGATCTCAGAGCTAGAGACACTCAGGACAAAACCGGTACAGTGCAGAGAGTCCATAACCATGTAGAGAAGACTGCAATGTGTTTAGCTCTAGCTCGTGACTTGACCTTAGAGATTCAACCTCAAGATATTGATAAGGCGATCGAAGTCTGTACAACTCTTTTGACGCATGTAGACAAAGTCATGCAGGGATCAGGCGGGAAGAGCGAGATTGCTCAAGAGCAGGCGATGGTTCTCAACGTCTTGATCAAAGCCCCTGAGAATGAGCTGACCAGACAGAAAGTTCTTCAAAAGCTTTTCGGGGATGTCGACAGCTTTGTTCTAAACAGAGTTGTTGAGACCCTAATCGAGGCCAAAGCAGTTACATCAAATACTCGCGGAGGTCACATCTACTACAAGCTGACCCCAGGATATCTCAAACAGCTAGATGAGTGGAAGAAAATTAAGGAGAAAAGACAATGAGTGAGGAGTTGAGATTGACTATGGACAAGGCAGAACCGAGTGAGGCTGACAAGGCTCTTGATAAACTGGAGGTAGCTGTTCATCTGCTGAACAGCATCAGGCAGAATCAGAGCGTTGTAGATGGCAGGGGGATTAGCATAGCCATCACGCATATCGAGACAGCTATGCTTTGGATCAAAGACGCAGTATTGGAAGATGGAGTTTAAGCGACCAGTAGAAGAAATGGGCTGTCCTGAGTGTAATAGCGCAGCCTATTACCAAGGTACTCAGGACAGCCATTACATCTATGTTTGTCAGAATCTACATCTAACTAGAGTACGAATTCCTAGGGTCGAGGAACCTTCGGAAGACTAGAACTTGCTCGCGGAGGACGGGGGAGGCCAGAAGTAGCAGAGCCTCCTCCGACTTGTGCTGCTATACCTGAACCTACAAATGGTATAGCCTGAGCACCTTGCTTCAACAGAGGATCGAACCTATCAGTACCACCTGGCTTGTCTGTAGCAGCTTTATAAGCTCCGTAAGATAGCTTACCAGCATCAGACAAAACAGGCCCACCTAAGAACTCAGCAAACCCTGTAGTTTTAGTCCCCGCGCTTGCGAGGTCAGCCAAGATACCAAGTGCCCAAGCTTGACCGAGATTAGAGAATATACGATCAAGCCCATCTCCTCTATCTGCTATAGCCTGACCTGCCCCAACACCAGAAACAGTTCCCTTTATTCCTGCCTTGATATCTCCAATACCCTCACCCATTGTGGTATATAGGGCAATAGCTAGTGGAATGTTTCGAGCAGGATTCTCCATGACTGCATCCTTGATGATGCGCGTCTGGGTGAAAGCATACTTCTTGAAGATAAGAGGTATCTCTGCAATAGGATGACCTGACCATAACCTCGGTAGGTCAATACCCTGCGCGCGCCCCTGAGTGATCTCCGACATTCTACCACCTGCGATACCTTGCTGCTCAGGAGTTAGTTCACCCTGTTTCAGCACTTTATCGATAGGTTCTAGAACTAGATTCTGCAAACGCGCTCTTGCTCTTTTGTTTGTCGGATCTTTCTTTAGCTGTGCGAATAGCTGATTAGCTGTAGTCTTACCTGCTACAGCTGAGACAGTTCTGTTCAAGGTCTCTGACTTCTTCATCAGAAACAGCTTCGATAGCGCACCTTCTCCACCTACTTCCCTGAGCAGGTCTTGATTGATCGTCTGGAGCGCGCCTGTTGCTTCAGCCTCACCTACAGCGCCTTTATAATCTGTAATGACTTTCTTCAATGCACCAGCATATGCTCCGAGATTAGCACGTAGTGGAGTAGTCGCCATCTGAGAGAAGTTCGATATAGCATAATGAGATAGGTGTGCGGCACTCACTACCTTCCTCAAACCCCGATTGACAGCAGTCCAGGATGGATTACCTGTGCTTGCTACATCGCGACCTAGATGAGCACTAATGATCTCTCTAATTCTCTTTGGATCATCAGTCCCTTTAATCAGTTTCTCAATAGCACTATTAGGATCTGCAATGTCACGCGCTCCAAACTCGCGCGCCTCTGCGATCCTTTTACCCATATCATTTAGATGCATCAGGTCTACGTCAAGATCCATTCTATATCCTGGCGCATTACCCTGACGTTCATGTGTAGCAGATATAAGGCGCTCACCATGCTGAGCTGCATTCTCTACAGCCCTTGCTGCGTCATCAACAGTCCAGCCTTCCTTCTCTAGGTCGGCAATGAACTTGTCCTTGTTCTTAACAAGGTTCTTCCTGTCATATATGTGAGGCCAATGATTGGCTCTCTCACGAAATGGAATGATCTTTCCCTCAGCAGTCCTCAGGCCCGCACCTGATTCCTTAGCTGCCTTGACAACCTCAGCATCTATTACTGCTCGCTTTTCTAGCGCAGCCTGGACAGCAGGATCGTTAGGAACGATGCCTTTATCTCTTGATTCGACGTAGACCTTTACCTGCCCTGGCGTTAATCCAGCAGTTGCTTCCTTAGCTCGCTTGCCCCACTCACCACCTAGATAATCACCAGCCAATCTGGTTCTAGAGATAAGCTCTGCAAGTGCAGGACCAGTCTTACCTGAGTCCCGGATGACTGAGATATCACCCTTACCTACCTCAGCAGCAGCCTGAGCACCCTTTACACCTTGCACTTTTCGTCTTTGACGCTCAAAGAATCCAACCTTCTGTGCTGCGTCCTGTAATTCTGGAATACCTGACGCTGCTGCTTTACCGACAGGACCTGTATCAGGCGCTTCGCCCATTACCTTATCTGCAACAGGTCGGGCTTTGCCTCTATCGAAGGTTCCAACAGGAGGTCCCATCTTTGGTCTAGGGTCTGACACGAACTCGTTACCAGGGATAACACTATCATCCGGACCAATCCTTCCAGAGACCCTAGGCTTGCCCTCTGGAAAGAATCCAGCCTCAGGTCCGATATCCCAAGGCATTGTAGGTTGCGCGTCAAATCCTAGCTTCTGCCTACCAATGACAGGCTGTAGTATAGGTTGAGTAGCAGGGTCATGCACTCCGTACGGACCAACTTCAGGTCCATACAACTCCGTTGGTGGCGGAGGAGATTCTCTGAATGGTAGACCCTGCTGCTCAAACCCATACTCAAGAGGCATCTGTCGAGGTGCAGGTTTAGCTACAGGTGGTGGAATGTCTGGCAATGCTTCTCGGACTGGTAGGGTTTTCTTTCCACCCTTGCTACCTGCAAGAGCGAGCGCGCCAGCGAACAGACCTGACCCAGCAGCATGACCGTAACGACCTTCACCTACGTCACGAGCCATCTGTGTAACAGGTACACCTAGTCCTGCCTCTGGCAAGGTAGCTAGACTTCTCCCTAGCGCCTTTCCATATTCACCCTTCTGTTCATACCCATAAGCCTCCCTACCACCTTGCATGAAAGGCTCAGTGACACCACCGATAAGCTCCTTCGCAGCACGCGCGCGATCCTCTATACCTGCCTGTGAGAAATCGAGATTGCCTGGTGTTAGCTTACCAACATTACTGACGAAGTGTCCAACTCCCTTAGCACCTTCCTTTATAGCTCCTAAGAATCCTGTATCTGGAGCTTTAGGAGCTTGAGCTGTCGGAAGCTGCATAGATCTATATTCTTCTGGCAGCTCTTCAAGATCAGTGTCAGGATAATTTGGATCAGGTTTTGGTCCAGTCGGGACGTTAGGCGTTATGCTTCGACGCCTTTGCATCCAATCCTTGACATCAGACTGAGTTGGAGGTGTAGGCTTATCCCAGTCCATGTCCAGGATCTCACCATCATAGTCTATCTGAATTCTTCTACCTGGCATGACTCACCTCAGAACTTCAGACCACCACCGGGAGGGAGATCACCAAACTTGATAGGTCTTTGCGTAGGTGTTGTCGGATTGTTTCTCGGCGCGGCACCTACAGGACGACGCGTTCGGAGAATCTCTTGCTTTCTTGCTTCGATTGCAGCTAGGTATTCTCTGGCTGTATCATCTGGTGCATTAGTTCCAAACCAATCACTTGAATGTCGTGGCTGACCTTGTTCATCCAGTGACCAACCTGCAAACTTTGGATTCGTTCTAGCTACCTCTTGAGCAGCCATCGCATTAGCAGTAAAGTTCTCACCAGCGTTGACGAATCCAGCAGAACCTGCATTCATACCAGACTGGTCAGCATTCTGTTGTGAGATATTGAGTTGTCTATCACGAGCTGCATTAGCGATCTCGTCCTGTGCTTGACGCTGACCAAACTCCAGGCCGCGCTGATTCAGATTGCCTTGTGCTACGCCAAGCTGGCCTCGACTAGTCTCTGCACCAAATGCCTGGATGTTTGTGCCACGTTCTCTGTCAGCTTGTGTACGACCTGCAAGCGATGGCCCAAGGACAATAAGGTCAACCGTGCCGTCCTCCATGACCTTAACCATTTCCTCATTGCCATCCGCACCAACTCGATGGGTATAACCCTTAGTTGCCATGTCTCTGATCTGAGCTTCTCGATAAGCTCTAGTTGTGTTAGCCCCGAACTCGTCGATGTCAACCTTACGCCTGTTGAGCGCTTGGTTCTCTGCATCGACTTGTTGTTGCCTGACAGCCTTGACGTAATTGAGCTGGCTTGTAGCGTCGTCCTTCTCGATATCAGCTTGCTCCTTCAGGCCCGCGCCTTTCATCTGCCAGCCCTCTAGAGCATTTCGATACGGGGCATTTGTTACCTTCTCACCTAGAGCCATACCCGACTTTAGGTCATTGAATGAGGCAGCACCCGCAATGAGCGCGCCAGCTAACCGACGTCCCCTGGAGGGAGCATATTGTTCCTGTGTCGGTAGCTTACCAATGTGCTCTCGATATGTAGCAGAGGCTTGACCTCCCTGCATACGTTTGAGTGCCAGTGAGATAGGATCGTTGTCAGCCTCTTCAGATGTAGGTCCGCTGATAGGATTGGGTGCTGTCTGCCCTCGATTGAAATCGATTTTCCGATAAGCGCCCATCAAAGGATCTTCCTGCTGAGGACTGAAGATATTGGCGAACCGACGCATGTTGAAGGCGTTATCTTCTCTGGGCATTAGCCTACTCCATATCCTCTCTTATCCATCCCAGCGCCGCCACCCATGCCGCTGATACCACCACCAATCACATTGGTGAGGCCACCACTAAAGTAGGTGCCTGCCATCCCTGCCGCAGCATTTAGGGCATCACGACCCCAACCCTGATCTCTAGGTAAAGCACCTTGACTTTCGTTCCAGACTCCTCTAGATTTCAATCTGTTTTCGTCGTAAAGTGCAACCTCACCTGGAGTATCGCTTCTCAGACCACGCAAACCACCTGCGCCAGCTAATGCATTATCAGCTAGGAATGATGCTCTCCATCTAGAGTCAGCAGCCGCGTTAGCAGCAGACATAACTCCCCTGTTAGCCGCACCTTCAGCGAGGTCTGCAAGTCCTCTAGTTCCAGCAAGCTCATTACCTGTCTTGAGTCCTTGCCAGCTAGTCTCATTTCCAGCAGCCGCACCTGCTGCATTAGTCTTATTGCCTGCAATGGAGTTTGCCATGCCCGTAGTGGCATCTACGACTCCACCCATACCTGATAACTTGTTTCGAGAGAGAAGTTCTTGAAGACCCTGCTCCGCACTCGACAGACCTGAAGTTCCCCACTGTCGACCTTTATTGACAGCGTCCTTAATTCCTAGTTCAGTGTCTCTCGATGCTTCCGCAACTCCTCGCGATTCATCTCTCGCAAGGCGTGACATGAGAGCGGCTTGACCTGGACCACCACCCCCTTGTACCCTGCCGAGACGATTGCCTTCTTCCCTGACCCTGTCGTAGAATGCGGGTATTCCTGATGTGCCGCGCGACCTGGCGTTGGCGATGTCTTGATCGTTGTAGCCTCCAGTGCGCGAAAATTCGTCAAAGACCCCCATTCCACGGATGCGGTTTCGTCCTTCCTCATCGACGCCGCCACCTTCAGCAAAGTTTTTATACTGACCAATCGAACGATTGACATCAGCAATTTGCTCAGGTGACCAACCACCATTGTCAGCAATACCCCCAAGGATACCCTGGTATTTGTTGAAGTTTGTTGGATCAAGTCCACCACCATTCATGAATTTTTGATAGGAAGCTGTATAATCTCCTGCTGCATCTGGAGTAGGACCTGCTCCACCTCCTCCACCTCCTCCTGGCTGACCAGCAGTAGGATTGAAAGCATAGGCTTGGTCTAAATAACCCTGACCTCCAGTAGCAGCAAAGTCCTGATAAAGTTTGTTAGCTCCAGCATAGGCTTCATTGCTACGATTATAAGCCTCACCAGATCGTTGCTTCTGCTCAGTCTCGAATTGTGATTGATAGTTCTGACTCTGCTGTAGTTGCTTATCGACGTCTTTTTTGTTGCCACCCATTACAGCTCCTTGACCAAAAGTTCCCCTGGTCTGTCTGCCTTGAAGAAACGGAAGTGCTTTTGCATTATAAGTGCGAAGTCTGGATCAGCACAAAAAGCATATAGCTCTTGAATCCCTGCCTGCTCTGTACCTCTAAAGCCCTCAAGTATCAACATCCTAAATGCGTTGACACGAGAACGAAGCGGAGCAGACTTATCGAGAAAGAGCATAGCTTCCGCAAAAAGCTTGACTTGGCCATAACCGATAATCTTTCCCTGGTCCTCGACCACAGCATCTATGATCGACGACCTTCTATTCGGTAGGCCGTAATAGTCTGAGTGATGGTCTTCCCAAATCTTACTGATAGCTGGGACATCGTCCCAAGTAAAGCATCTTAATTTCATATAAAGATGGGGGGTCGAAACCCCCCGTCCCCTTACGCACGATTGAAACGCTTACGAGCCTTACCAGCCAAAGCGAACAGTCCCGTACCAAGAAGCAACATCGAACCAGGCTCAGGAACAGCCGCAAGCTGATCCTTGATAAGAGTCTGTCCTCGGCTAGTCAATTGCCCACCAGCAGTCAGTGACAGATCAAATGACAGCGTCATTCCGAACAACGCCGGATCGAGCACAGCGATGTTATTCACCGTATGTGAGAATGCATCAGTATCTGGTCCTGCCACATCTGCAAAGCTAGACAACAGAATACCGGGTGTATCAGTAGGTGTCTCTGCACCCTGCTGATTGGCAGGATCATTGTGCCATCGCAATGCAATGGTTGATCCTTCAGCGTCTGTCCAAGTTCCACTGCCGCTCAATGAAGCCTCAGCAATAGGTCCAAGGAAGTTGATACTACCAACTGCCACCGTGCCATTTACCGTCGCACCAGTGTTGTTGGTGATCTGCAACGATGAGCTATTTAGCACGTTATGCGTGCCAATAGTCTCGGTATGCAGAGAACCCTGAACATTCAATCCACCAATGGTAGCTGGCGCAAGTGACAGACTTCCAAGAGTGGGATCAATATCCAGAAGTGTCGCACCAAAGGTACAACCGATGTTGTTGTCGGATGCACAGAAATCCGTGCCTCCGATTGTCCCAGCCAACAACAGCGGACCTGCTGATGCGCGAGCTGCGACCAACAAAACGAAAACAAATACTACACAAAGTCTCTTCATCTTGGTTTCCCCCGTCTGTCATTCACCCTTTTCGATGGTAAGAGATTCCCAGGAGTGCGCGTCTCCCTCTTTACCAATCCAGTTGATAGGCGCATCTGCCTTAGTTGGTCCGCCACCCTGAATACCAGCGAGCAGACCTGAGTTGGTGCGGAGCGCAATCTTGTCTCCCAGCTTGACAGCAGCGAAGGCTGCAAGTGAGGCATCAATCATAGCCTGAACTTCTTCCTTGGTCAGACCAGACTGGGTGGGGGGCTGAGTTCCTCCACCCTCAGCACCGACAACAGGATCGTACTGATTGCCAGCGACATGATACCATGCCCAGACAAGCTGAGTGCTCTTAGGCAGTGCGCGAAAATCCTGCTGAGGATTATGCGCCCTTGAGTAAGTGCCAACAGCATCATCAAGGTACTGAATGCAGCGAGTGTAATAGCCATTCTCATCAGGCGTATTTGAGGGAAGGAAGATACGTCCCTTGGGGGCGCCTGAGAACTGCTGAGTGAAAGCAAAGTAAGGCATCGACGCATTCGGAACTACACCCGGACCATAGCCTGGAGGTAGTCCACAGTTCGTCATGATTGCTTCCCAGTTGGTGGCAGGCGCACCGAGCTTCTGACCGATGCCCGCATAAAACCAAGTCCGTGCTTCGTCCTCTGTTTGAGGACAACGACTCATATCAAACGCCATGTTTGCTCTCCATAAGTAACGCTTTGTAATTTGGACTTTGTGCTGATGACACTACAGTGAAGTATGGTTCGACAAAGCTGCCCACATCTTTCCAATCACCATAGTTGTAGAGAAGTAGTCGTTTTGTAAAATTTGAAATCACCTCCATAAGGGCTAAGGCTTTATACTCAGGCACCTCGAAAAGTCGTTGTGATGAGAGTAGAACCAGATCTACTTCCTCCCAGTATCGAAAGTCAAAGATATCAGAGTAGTAAGGGATAACACCTGTAGCTATCATTGGAACTATTGATGCGTTGGAATCAATCCCTACCAATCGAGTGTCAGGGTGCGCGGCTTGGATTGCTTTGAGTAGCGTACCATCACCACAACCTAGATCTAGAACCTTGCCCTGCACCTTACTATCTGCCAGCACAGAGATGATGAATTGGTGCGCCGCGCTCATAATCGTTTTGGATTTGAATCCATTCAAATACAGACGACTCTTCACTACATTCTGGAATGGAAATTTATTCCCGCTTGCCCCATGCTCAGGATATATCTCACTTTCCAATCGCATTGTAGCCTTAGTGGGTAGCGCATCAGATGCATAGATGGTCTTAAGGATGGGAGTAGTCACCATTGCTATACCGTGGAGAGAGGTCCACTCCATAGGCATAGCGATTAACTGCTGCAACCAATCCGCAGACTTGACTAGACCCTCTGTATGCATCATAACGCCTATAATTTGTGCGCCAATTTGCACGCTTGGCTCACAGCCCACGCTACATGGGAGATGAAAGACTCCTCGTATACCAATGTGCCGTAGCAGAACATTGTTATATACTCGGTTCGCTTGTAGCTGTTGACCAAAGGAATGGATCGTTAAATCTCTCCATCCTTCTTGCTTCCAATGTAGTTGGAAAGATGAAATACAGCATCTTGGAAAGCCCAGCATATCGCCAATGGCAATATCGTCACCAGCTTGCCAAGCGTCCAGAAATCTCTCAGGCGACAAGCCAAAATATACACGATACGTGAATTTCTTCCCATGCTCATAAGCTATCGACGCATTGCCATAACTCTCACTTGCACCGTCCATCCCGACGATGATCATCGGAACGTTGCGCGCCAGCGCCCAGTTCTGGACAGTTGGTAGTTCCTCTGGAGTAATGCTTTGCAGTACACCAGGTCGCATACCACTCAATAGTGTGAGGCGCTCGATGCCTGCCCAGCCTGACGAGATACTTCTAATCTTAGGCTCCCAAGACTCTCTAGCTTGCTCTGACACCCAAGCAACACGAAGGAAATCTGGAATTGTAAAGTCAAGACGCTCTAGTTTGCCCACTCTGGTTTCTCCTCTAGAAGTGTAGCTCGAACACCGTAATCAGAATGATCCCCATGTGAATCACCATGAGGGGTATCACCATGTTGGCTGTTCACCGAATGAACAGCTAGAATCCTATCAACAATCGCTTGCTTTTTATCACTTGAAAGTAGCTGTCCAAAATTATCCCACTCCATTTTTTGAAAAAGAGAATACCACAGTTTACAATTTACGGTTCGATTTCTCCAGTCCCCGTCGATTGCTGTGCCCGGACAGTGACCTTTGCAGAAAGCGAAGTATGAACAATCTCGACAACCACCATGCTCTTGAGGCGTTCGATAAAGAGCTTGATATCGCTCAATTCCTGGGGTGTCAGCTTTGACCCAGTTGACCCCGTCTTTATTAGTTCTACCACAATTTGACATAACACCATCTGGTGATACTCCCTGAACTGCAGCAGTTGTCTGAGGATCACAATGATTCCAAACACACATTACGCTTGGATTTTCCTCTGTAAGTAGCTTCTTGATATCTGCGAATGGAAGAACATGCATGGTCGTCGCTTTAGACCATTCATAGAGTTCTAAGTAGGTTTCGACTTGTCGTTCTTCTGTAAGGGCGAATTCGTCTCGGCCGCAATCGATCTCCATCTCATGGAGATTAAGATACCTAACCCCAAGAGAGCTAAGAGTATCAAACCACTTACAAAGCCGAGCAAGATCATTGTTCCCCCGATGAATCGTACAGATGATTGAGGGGTAGATCCCAAGCGCACAGAGTTTACAAATTGCAATCTCTGTCTTGGCAGTTAGTTCGATATCGCATCGAACCCCATTCATATCAGCTGGACCATCTATCGAGATACCTACCTGAACTTTGTATTTGGCGAAGAGCTCGATATGTTCATCTGTGATAAGCGACCCGTTGGTTTGGATTCCGTTATGTCCGAATCTTTCAAGTCCCCAAGCCCAGACTTCTTCTAGATGCTCGATAGGAGCAAGAAGTGGCTCTCCACCGAAGACAGCAAAGTTAGAACCTAGTCTCTCAAGTTGGCTCTTAGCTTTTGGCCAGTCCCTGGCCACATTGATATTACCTGCTTCCCTCATTGGATCTTGATAGCAGTACTGACATTTGATGTTACACGCAATGCCAACTGGAAGATATTCTACGCTCATGCTGGACCTATGAAAGTCGGGTTGTCAGTATGTGGAACATCTGCGTGTGTCGCATCATTATGGTCCGAGTGCGGCACATCTGAATGAGGAGCATCCCCATGCGAACCTGCTGGGACATCTGAGTGTGGCGTATCACCATGACTATTTCCACCAGGATCATCATGGTGTGGTACATCAGAATGTGTATCTTGATGCTGAGTATCATTATGGGTATCATTATGACCATCAGTATGCAGGCGCGCCCCATCATTATGATAGTCTGTATGGCCATCTTGATGTGATTGATCAACGTGACCTGTGTCTGAGTGCCCTCCCGTACCAGCATCATTGTGATCGAAATGATTTTGGTCAGTGTGCCAACCATCGTCATGCAAATCTTCATGAGCATCGGCATGACCTACATCGCTATGCACATCAGTATGGGAATCACCATGTGCCCAGTCATTATGGATATCATCATGAGCAGTATCTAGATGACCTCCAGGAGGTGCGTCAGTATGTACAACTTGATCCGTATGATCTACGTGAGTTGCTGCACCACCACCATCG